GTACACAAGATCCCTCCTACTTCTTCGTCTTCGCCTTCACAGACCGAAGTTTTGCAATCGCTTGATTCCGATCCCGCTGCTCTGCTCGGCGGTCCTCTACAGACTGGACCTTAAGTTTCTTTCCTCTGATTGCAGCAACCTTCTTCAATACTTTCTTCACTGTAGGTTTGATCACCTTCAGAAGTATATCTGCAAAAGGTTTAGCAAGCAGTGCAGATGTAGTAGCAACTACAGCAATACCCCCAGTGGTGATTACGGTCCCCGTTGGGGGTAATCCATTTATGGCTTGTTCAACGATAGGTACATCACGTACCTCACGAATACATTGATTGCCGACTAATTTATATCCAGTAACTTCTTTCCTACCACTGTCGAAGATGAAACCAACAGGTTCCTCTGACAATTGCTTCTGGGTAGGACATTCAACAGTTGCTGATGCTGCTCCACTTGTGTCTGGAGTCTTTGATGGTGGTGCCTCTGCTTCTGGTGCTTTCTTATCTGGTGGCGCACCAATAGGCGGCACTGGAGTCTCACGCTCAAGCTTTAACTTACTTCTATTATAATCCATAGGATTGAACGACGGTGTGCCTGCATCACAGTACACCTTAACACCTTTCGGATCGTCAACCTCTAATTGATTGTTGTCATTACGTTCATGTGCCTCCACACAGCCAGGCATGTCCACGACAGGGACACCAATCAGATTGGTGACTGGATAGATGGGAGGAACACCAGGGATTCGTGCCTCTGGAGCAGTCCAAATGTTAATTGGACCGATGTCAAGGTCACGAATCCTGATGCTATCTGTACTAATCTGTGGGATATCCATCAGGGTAGAGGGATTGCACCACCTGTAGCACTTGGGAGTTTCGGTACTTCAGGCATTGCACCGTCTACAATACCTGGCAGTGCTTTAGTCACTGCATCAGTCGCTGCCTTCGTAACTTTCTCGATGGCACGTTCAGTAATCGAATCTTTATTCAAGTACACATATGTGGTGGTGCCAACTACTGTTAGGGATACTAGTCCCGACAGTAGTGCCACTGCGTTAATCACTTTTTGCATCTGTTTTTTCCTCACGTTTTTTATCTTTGTCGTCTTCTTTCTTTTTAGACGCTTGGACTCCGAACGTAGCTAAAGTCGTTGTAAAAACGCTGGCTATAAAAGTCGGATCAATTTGTCTTTGTGGAATGCCAGGAACAGTTACATAATTAAGTGTAAGAATTGCTGCAGACCACCCAAGAATAATAACACGCACCAATGCGGACAAACCTTCGTCTGCCCATTCAAACTTTTCCTTCTTCGCTGGCGCTTCCTTTACAGGAGTGTCTGCCATGTCTGGAATAGTTGAGGCATCTTTATTTAGTCTGCAAGGTAACCATTTTCTTTTAGCCATTGCGCTGTGAGTGGTGTGGGTGGGTAAACTTTCCACATCTCACCAGTTGCACATGCTTCTAGTGCCCTAGCAGTCATACCCTCTGTGCGACCTGCCCAACCTGCTTCTGCTTCCCAAGGCAATGCTGATTTGGGATAGGTGCGTTCGGCAAGTTCACGCCAGATCATAGGTACAGCATCTTCAGGTTTGATGATAGCAATCAGACTGTTTTCAATAGTCCCTGCCATACAATCCTGTGCTGCATGCCATCCTTCGTGACGTGTGACGCTCATGAGTACACCTTGACGGTGCATGAAAGCATCATTCAGGAAGAAGTTATTACCTACAGTATGATAGACACCACGGTGTCCTGGTGGAAAGTATTTTGAATCTGCTAGAAATACCCCAACTCCGATCTTATCAAAGGCACTGATGATGTCATTAAACTCGTTAACAACAGCAGAAAAATCGCTGTTGGGATAACGATCGATAAAATCTTGAATACTCGTGACTCGTTTAACATTGTCGGTACACTCTTGCAGCAACATGCATCCCATAGAATCCATAGTGTTGTAACCTCTGGTGGGTTCCGCTGCTACGGGCACAGTCATACCATGAGCTGCTCCGAGGAGCAGACCTGACAAAATATACTTAAACATAATAATCCTCAATGTGTGTTATTTATCTTCGTTGTACCAGAAGTCGTTCCAGTCTTCTTCTGTTGCTTCGTAGATAGGGCAAGGTTCTTCCATAAGGAGATCAACTTTTGCTCGTACCATTCTAGCACGGATTTGCTTTTCTTGCTCTTTAGTTAGAATACTCATTGATTCTGTCTAGCATATGGTTCAACATATGATCGGCACCAGATCGCCAATCATCGTTCTTGTGGTTATACTTGCCATCGTTGATCTCATTTTTTAATTTGAGAACGTGATGCAGTGCATCAATCTTGAGCAATCTTCCTCTTGGCATAATATAAAACCACTTTGAAATATTTATTTGTTGTTCTCGAACAGACCAATGAAATATTCAGCATCCACCACAATCAGTGGTTTCCTTCTGTTCTTCTTCATGACTACGATAGGTTCATAGTCACCAGAATTTTCACATGCCTGTTCGTATGCGTCCCAAACATTGAGACGTTCAACGTTCTTACATTCTATCGAGTGTGGGAACTTTTGTCTAGCTGCTCGTGCCATGATGAGGTCTTCACCACCTGCACCCATTGATCTAGACTCGATGTCCTCTGGATGTACATCCAGCATCTCAATCAGTTTCTCTCGAACCCACTTCTGTAAGTTTCTTCCTTTAGCTTTAGCACTACTAGTTTTCATAACCACGGATCTGGTATTTGTATCTCATTGCTTGGAGAAACCATGCGTCCGTCAGACATTTGGGACCGTTCATTAGAACTTCCACTTTGTTCGCTGGGAGATTCGGATCTGCTAATGCTCTCCTTCTCCACTCTGGCAATTCTTTTGTCATGTAACCACCTATAAAATATATTCATTCGGGTATGTTATCTCCTCGCAGGAACTTACCCCAGTTCACAGTATTATAATCTATGCTATTGTCCCAACAGAACTTCTGCATGACACGCATCAATTGATCCTCATCCATCCTGGTCCACCAAAAGATTTCACTCTGATCTCTTGGATCAGCAACCTGGCGCATGACCTTAAGGTATTGTTCAACCGCTTTGGGTTGCTTGGGGTCTGCAACCATTGGTTTTGGTAAAGGAGTATCAGAATTCATAAGTCTATCAAGGTACTGTCATCATGGTAAACAAACCTATTTGACACTGGGTAAAGGTCAAATGCAATAGTAATTCTAGGAAAGTCTTCCTGATGAATGGAAGTATAGTGTGGGATATAATTGGGGAAGAGAGTTAACTTCCCTGGCACATTTTCTGCATGATATACCTGTCCGATGTCATCCATTGGATTGACATATACTGTACAAGTATTGCCAGCAGTAACGGTGAAGTGTCCTCCAAGGTATGTATAAGGGTGAGAACAGTGCCAGTGTTTCTGAATCTGTTCTCCTTTCCTCAATACATTTGCCCAACATCTGATACGAAGATTGGGTGCTTTCTTTAGTAGACCAAATAAACTTTGATAGTATTGTCTATGAAATCTTCTGATCTCTTTATGTAACTGATCGGTAGCAGGAAACCCCCAGGTCAGCACATTAAAGTGACTGAACCTAGAGGTTAGACTTTCAGGACCAAGACCAGTGTTCCCATCATTATTGCCAGGAAACTGTTCTTTGATCTCTACTTCTTTTTTTAGTACGATATCAGCAAGAGAATCTAAATCTAGATCAATCTGCTTCTCTGCAATTGTGTAGTCCCAGGATGGTGCGAAAGGAGTTTGTGGTTCATCACTTGCAAATCGTGTAGCACTCCACTCGTTCATAGTTTAAACCCAGAGAATGTTTTTTCACCAACGTCCTGTTTGATACCACCAATGACATAAGACTCAACCTCTGTCTCCTGTGGTGCCACCTGCATAGACTTGGAGTTCAACCAGTGCTCTGTCCAGGGGAGAGGATTGTTAGAGATAGGTTGATCGAAGACAGGTTTGAAATTGATTGCCTTCATACGACGGTTAGCAACCCACTCAACATAGTTCTTGAGCAGTTTGTCATTCAAACCAATCATGCTACCATCTTTAAACAGATACTCTGCCCAGTTCTTCTCTTCCTCTACACAATCACGGAACATCTGAACGACGTTCTGTTCCTCTTCCTTAATGATGTCTAGCATTTCAGGATCATCACCCTTCTGCCAGTTCTTAATCATATTCATAGTGATAGTCATGTGCTGTGACTCATCACGAGCAATCAGACCGATGATCTTTGCATTGCCTTCCATCATCTTGAGTTCACCAAAAGCAAACGAGCAAGCGAAAGAAACATAGAAACGAATACCCTCAAGGATATACACATTCATGACAGCACGATAGAGTCTGCGCTTCAGATCATGCAGTGTCCATCCAGAAGTAGGAGAGTCCTTCCAGTCTTCTTTCCACAGGTTACCTGTGCCATACTCCTGTGCAGCATTGATGAAGTCATCGTATGCTCTAGTCACACTAGCAGCACGTTCGATAATCTTCTCGTCATCAATGATGGTGTCAAGAACTTCGGTAGGATCTGGGTACACATTCTTGATGATGTATGTGTAGGACCGACTATGAATCATCTCCATAGTCTGCCAGATATTCATGGCAGCCTCAAGCTCGGGTAGAGAACAGTAAGGTGCAAAAGCCATCCCAGGACCACGCCCTTGTACACTATCCAGGAGGATCTGGTACTTAAGGTTGGAAGTGAAAATGTGCTTCTGCTCGGGGCGAAGTGTTTGATAGTCTGCACGGTCCTTCTGGAGCGACACCTCTTCAGGTCTCCAGAAGTATCCCAGTTGCTGTTGAGTAAGTTTCTCAAAGACAGGATACTTGTATTGATCATAACGTTGGACTCCCAAGGGAGCACCAAAGAACATAGGTTGCTTCAGTGCATTCACAGTGTTGGTATTGAAGACAGTCATGCCTTCGATAGATTTCTTTGGCATGTCGTCGCTTACTCTAAATTTTGCAACTGTCACAGTCTTCTTCCTCTGTTTCTAGAATTTGGTTTAGTAGGTCTTCGATGCTTTGCTTCTGCTCTTCTTCTTTGTCTTCGTCTTCTTTTACATCATAGGTATTCTGATAGTATGAAGTCTTCCAACCGTACTTGTATGTAGTGAGAAAGTCCTGTGCCATAACCGAGACTGGGATCTCATTGTTGGGGTAATTCAGTGGATTGTAACTCCAGTTACCAGAGATTGCCTGGTCGAAGAACTTCTGCATCACAGCAACAATATTAATATACCCAGTGTTGTTAGGCATATCCCAAAGAAGGGTATAATTGTTCTTAAGAGTCTGGTATTGCGGGACGATCTGTTTAAGCGGTCCCTTCTTGCTCTTCTTAACGGACAGATACCCTCTAGGTGGTTCGATTCCATTTGTTGCGTTTGACACAACGGAACTACTCTCGCTTGGCATTTGAGCGGACAACGTGCTATGTCGTAGTCCGAACTCCCGAATTGTTTCCCGTAGAGTTCCCCAATCAAGCGATAGGTCATTTGGTACTAGTTCGTCAACGTCCTTTTTATATGTATCGATTGGCAAGATGCCTTGAGCATACTTGGTGCGATTAAAGTATCCACAAGCACCTTTTTCTTTAGCAAGTTGGTTGGATGACTTGAGCAGATAGTATTGGAATGCTTCAGTCAGATCATGCACTGCTTTAACTGCATCAGGAGAGTCGTAGGAGTGCCCCTGCTTCGCCAGGAAGTGTGCTAGACCGATATATCCAACACCAAGTGACCTACGATTGAGTGTGGACTCTCTCGCTGCCCTGACGGGGTACTCCTGGTAGTCGATGAGTTCTTCCAGACCACGAACAGCAAGGTCACATAGGTTCTCCATCTCCTCAAGGTTCTTGAGTTTGCCAACGTTGATAGCAGACAGAATGCACAGAGCAATCTCACCATCACCATCGATATGTTCAATGGGATCTGTAGGCAGGGTGATCTCCTGACACAGGTTGGACATGTTCACCTTGTCCAGGAAGGAACTGTGAGTGTTGCAGTGGTCGATGTTCATCAGGTAGATGCGACCAGTCTCTGCTCTCTCTTTCAGGAGATCGAGAATAAGTTCTTGAGCACCAATAGTTTTGCGTGGAATAGATCCATCAGATTCATAATCTGTATAGAGATCATCAAACTTGTCAGTGCCAAAAGCATCGTACAAACCTGGGACATCGTGAGGTGAGAATAGGCTGATGTCTCCATCTTGGATGAATCGTTCATAGAACAGTTTGCTTAATTGAATACTGTAGTCTAGTTTGCGAACACGATTGTCCTGGGTTCCTTTGTTGTTCTTCAGGACAATGATGTCCTCTATTTCTTGGTGCCAGATTGGGAAGTGGACAGTTGCGCTTCCACCGCGAATGCCATTTTGAGTGCAGCATCTGACAGTGCTCTCAAATTTTTTGAGGAATGGAATAACACCTGTGTGCGCGACTTCTCCACCTCGGATCTTACTGTTGACGCCACGGATTCTGCCTGCGTTGATACCGATGCCCGCCCTTTGTGCAACATATCTGCCGATAGCCATATCAGAACTAAAGATGCTATCGAGGGTGTCATCAGAATCAACAAGAACACAGCTAGCAAATTGTCGAAGTGGAGTTCTGACCCCTGCCATGATAGGTGTGGGAATGTTGATTCGGTGCTTGCTGATTGCGTCG